TTAAGTTTGAATTGAAATTTACATTGAAAAGTACTGGTATTCTTTTAACTAAAGTGTTTTGTACACAGCTTGCTCAGTCTATACACTTAGCTGGTATAGCTAGGGGCAAGGATAAGTTTCCAAAACTTTCTACTTTAGTAGATGAATACTGTGGGGTAACACTTGATAAAGAAATAAGATTAAACTTTGTAACAAGTCCAGAAATTACTCAGGAAATGTATGACTATGCGGTATTAGATGTAAAATATTTAAAAGAAATAATGATGTTACAAAAATTGGAAGCAGTAGAAAGAGGTTATCCACAAGTTTTTGATTTAGAAATGGAACTGATTCCAGTAGTAGCACAGATGGAATATGATGGTGTCCTAGTTAATTGGGATGTATGGTATGAACTTGCTCTTGAAGCAGAGAAGGTAGTAGAAGAAGCCAAAGAAACAATTACTAAGATTGTTTTTGAATCTACTTGGGATAAAGCTAAAGAAGAAATAACTGATGGTATATCAGCTTACGAGTACTATGAAATACCAATACCCAAGACTCAGAATAGTAAGAAGTTTAGAGTAGACAGAACCTTTTTAGAAACTCTTACATCACCTGAGTTTATTCTTGAAGAATTAAAAACAACTTGGAATGTAGGAAGCAACGCTCAAAAACTAAGGGCATTACAGTTGTGTGGTGTAAGTGTAAGTAATACGAAAAGAAGTACTCTTGAGCGCATTACTACACACAATATTTTAGTAACAGCAATGCTCGATTTTAATAGGGCTAATAAAATTGCTACTACATACGGACGTGACTGGGAAGAACTAATTCATCCTGATACTGGACGAGTGCATCCAACATATAATCAGATGGGTGCAGCTACAGGTAGATGGTCATCAGATAATCCTAATATGCAAAACATTCCTAAGCAAGAGCGTTATCGTAATTGCTTTTTAGCTAGAGAAGGATATAAGATTCTAACGTGCGACTTTTCTCAAGCAGAAATGAGAATCATGGGTGCAGTAAGTAGAGAGCAACGAATCATAGAAGCTTATGTTAAGGGTGAAGACATTCATGCTAAAACTGCTAGTGGTATTTATGATCTTTCTTTAGAGGAAGTAACACATGACCAACGTGATAAAGGAAAGACAGTAAACTTTTCAATTATCTATGGTACTACTGCTTATGGAATGTCAGTGAAGAACGAAGGACTCTCAGAAGAAGAAGCTGAAGAACTCCTATCTAAGTTTTTTGAATCACATCCTAGTCTTGATTACTTCATTCAACGTGCTGGTAATTTAGTTGTCGAGCATCTAAAATCACGTACTCCATTTGGAAGAGTTCGTTACTTTGAAAACAAGACAACCTTTAAAGATTATAAACAAAGAAAGAAATGGATTGCTAGACTAAAGCGTGAAGGAGTTAATCATATCATTCAGGGATGTAGTGCTGACTCACTTAAGATAGCTATGGTAAGCATGTTCTATAATAATCCTTTTGGACATGAGAACTTTAGATTTCTTATTCAAGTACATGATGAAGTTGTTGTAGAGGTACGTGAAGATATAACAGAAGAGGCTACAAAGTTTTTAGTATCTCACATGGAGCAAGCCGAACAACAATTTCTTGGAGAGATTCCAGCAGTTGCAGATTGTTTACCACCACTTGATTACTGGTCAAAAGGAGAATAGAATGGGATATGAAAGAGAGGACTACCTTACCAAGATTAAAAAGGAACGAGATAGGCTTTCTGATTTCGGATATAGAATAAGCTATATCTCTGTACATAAAAGAGTGTATGAAAAAATAAAAGATAGAGTACTTGTTTTACATATAGGGTCTAAGGAAAGAATGAGGTTGTTTGGACACACACTTTATATCTACCATGAAGCTACACCTTTTGAATTTATTATTGGTGTTCTTGAAGAGAAAGAACATGGCTTTAGCATATAAAACTAAGTTAGGAGTTCTTGTACATGACGACTGTTTTAATACTTTTGAAACTCTGATTAAGGAAAAGGTAAAGGTAGATTTAATTTTAGCAGACCTACCTTATGGAACTACTCAAAATAATTGGGACTCTGTTTTACCTTTAGATTTATTGTGGAAAAACTATTGGCAGTTGTGTAAAGAAAGAACGCCCGTTGTTCTTACTGCACAGTATCCGTTTGATAAAACTTTAGGTGCTTCACAGATTGAATATCTAAAGTACGAGTGGATATGGAAGAAGAACTATGCTACTGGGCATCTTAATTCTAAGAGTATGCCAATGAAAAACCATGAAAATATTTTAGTGTTTTATAAGAAGCCACCAACATACAATCCACAGTTTACAGAGGGTGAACCATATAAAAGCGTAGTAGGTGCTGATGCAAAGACAAGTAGTAACTATGGAGTACAAGGTGCATATGTTATAGATAATCCTGGTATACGCTATCCAAGAACAGTATTAGATTTTGATAAGGCTCGTGGTAGTTTTCATCCGACACAAAAACCTTTAGCTTTATTTGAGTACATGATTAAGACTTACACTAATCCTAATGATGTTGTTCTTGATAATGTACTAGGTAGTGGAACAACAGCAGTAGCTTGTGAAAGACTAGGAAGAAAGTGGATAGGAATAGAGAAGGAGGCTAAGTACATTGAGGTTATTATTAAACGATTGGAAGCGGAACTTACACCTTAAAGGGAAAGTTTCCCTGTTCAAAATTTTAAACGGAGAATTAAATACATGAGTAATCCAGAGAATATGGTACAAAAGTTCCGTGAAGATATGCAAGATAAGTATGGTGAAAGTTCATTAGTAACTACAGAGAGTCATCTAGAAAGTGGAGTAATTTCAACTGGAAGTTTATCTTTGGATGTGTCATTAGGTATTGGTGGAATACCAAGAGGAGTATTTACTGAGATAGTTGGACCTGAGTCTTCTGGAAAAACTACATTAGCTTTGTCTATAACAAAGCAAGCTTTATCACAAGGTATAAGCGTTCTATACTTAGATGCTGAGCGTAGTCTTGACTATAGGTATGTCGAAACAATCATTGGAGACTTTGATTCTAGCCTTCTTACAATTCTTTCTCCTGAAACAGCGGAAGATTTTTTTGAGGTAGCAGAAGAAGGGATAGTTTCTGGTGCTTTTGGAATGATTATATTAGATTCTCTTGGTGCGTTGTCACCGAAGAAAGAGTTAGACGACGACCTAACAGATGCTAATGTTGCTTTACTTGCACGGCTACTTACCAAATGGCTAAGAAGAAACTCATTCAAAGTTAAAAAACATAATGTAGCTTTTATTTTTCTTAATCAGGTAAGAGATAAAATTGGTTCTTATATGGGAGGGTATGTTTCTCCTGGAGGCAATGCCTTGAAACACTTTCTTACTATAAGAATAAAATTTACTGCTGGTATGAAAATAAAAGCTGGCGACGAGATAGCTGGAATCCTTACTAAATTTACAGTAACAAAAAATAAAGTAGCAATTCCCTATCGTGCTGGTACGATACCTATAATTTTTGGAATTGGTATTGACTACTATAGGGATGTAGTAGAGTTTACAAAAAGACTTGGCATACTTAGACAAGCAGGTTCTTATTATAAATTTGAAGGTGAGACATTAGGACAGGGTGTAGAAAAAGTGTCACTAGTACTTAAGGACCATCCTGAAACACTTGACAAAATTGTAAAAATGTGTTATGATATGCTAGGTAAACAATTTAAGGAGACTGTATGAACAGGAAGATAGGCTTTGAAAGATTATACACACTGGGGAACTACAAGAATTTGAAGGTCACTGACGAAATTTCAGACCTTCCTTATGAGGTATGGAAAAGTGTACCACTACTTCGTGAGTTACAGTTCATTCAAACAGACCTTGTTTATATGAATTACGTAAAGGAAAGTAGAGTAATGAACAATCCTTTAAATAAACCAGAAGAGATTGAAGAGCTTATACACTTATTGGATGAGTCAAGAACATCTACATTGGAAAAACTAAAGGAGGCATTTGCTGAGCAGACATTAACAGAAACAACTCAAGCAGTAATAACAGAAACTATAAATGAAGAATCGGAGGAATAAATTTCATGGGTTTACCAAAAGTAGATAGAACGAGTACAAGTTACTCAAACAAACAAAAGCTTAGTTTTATAAAGCTAACTCCTGGGCAACATCTAATCAGGTTGTTACAACCAATAGAAGAAATTAAACTCGCTTATACCCACTGGGTTAAGGGAACGAGTTTAGAATGTCCTGGAGAGAATGAGTGTCCATTGTGCCTCAACAATAAAGATATTCTTGCAAGTGTTGGTGGAGAGTATAAGAAAGCAAAAGAAGTAACTGGATTTAATCCTTGGCAGGTAAGATATTATGCTAACATTCTTGACCTAACTCCTGTAAAAGTATCGCCAAATTCTGAGAATGGTTTTGAAAATAAGCGTGACCAAGCTGGAGATTGGGGTGCTGTTTGTGAGGATTGTGGAGATTCTTTAGCATCTGTACAAGTACGTCCGTCTAATACAATAAAGATTTTAGCTGGCGGTAAGAAGTTATTTGAAGCACTTGAATCAATTGACTTAAGCATTACTGTTCCAGATGAAACAAAGCCTTACACTTTACCTGACGGTAGTATTGCCTTTGAAGAAAAGAAAATTGGTATAGAGAATTATGACGTTGCTCTTATGACTGTTGGAGTAGGTCGTGAAAGATTAGTAACTCCTGTACCACAAGCACACCGCAATCAAGTGTACAATCTTGAAGAGAGAGAAGACGAGTTGTTTGATTTAGATCGAGCATTAGTTGTTCTAACTCCACCAGAGATTGTAGACTTACTTAGTGGTGTAACACTTAGAGACATTTTTGCGGCTCGTCTTGCAGAAGAAGATGAAATAACAGATACCGTAATAGCTAATGAAGCTATAGAGGTTTCAAAAACTATAGAGGCATCTGTGGAAGCATCGTTGGACGACATTTTTAAAATCTGATTACTAGAATTGTCTATTGTTAGGGGAGAGTTAATTCTCTCCCCTAGCAAAAACAAAGGAAATATAAATGGATGATATGGAGTCATTAGCAGATGTTTATAGAAAGAAACTAGATACAGAAGAGAGTAAGGTAAGTGTGATTGTTTCTTTTTATAGAGCTTCTTTTGATTCACTAGCAGAGTTAGATGATATAAAATTCTTTTCTAACCTTATAAAACTTTTTGGTGCAGATAGAGTTTTTACAGCGATTCTAACAATAGCAAGTAAGAGAACAGTACTTCCAAATGGTTCTCGAGCATATATAAAAGGTTCTATACGAAGCGTGGCATCAGATATGTTTCATGGAAGGGGTAGTAGTAACACACGCTCACTTGATATGAGTGAGTTTATATCAAGGAGAGTTGAAATGGCTAAGGAAATAAAAGGAATAGAGGTAGAGTTAGATGACTAATACAATGCTTTTTTCTGAAGAATCTGAACAAGCTGTACTGTCACTGCTACTACATCATCCAGAGAATATAACAAAATGTGGTGGACTAACTGCTAATTCTTTTTCTTCTAAAGCGAATAGAGTTCTTTATGATACGCTGATTAGATTAGCTTTAGATGGAATAGTTCCAGAGATTTCTATTGTTACAGAATATCTTAAATCAAAAGACTTGTTAGATAGTGCTGGAGGAATAGACTATCTAGGTCAGTTGTTTGAAACTACATATCAAGCTGAAAACTTTGAGTCTTATTTAAAGTTAGTAGCGGATTCGTTTAGAGGAAGAACCCTTCTTACTATTGCTAAAAGTATTCCTACTTGGTTACAAAAGGCTACGGATATAGGAGCACTTGTTTCTTTAATAAGAGATAAGTTAGGAGAGTTGATTCTAGAAGCTGGTGGTGAGAAAACAATCTCATTAAAGAATACTATTATGGCGCAGTGGAAAGAGATCGTAGAACGTACTCACCATTCTGGTATAAGCGGTTTGACTACAGGATTTCCATCAATTGACTGGCTTATAAATGGGGCATCTGGAGGAGATTTAATTGTGGTGGCAGGTAGACCATCACAAGGTAAGACAGCATGGATGTGCAACTCAGCAATAAAGAGTGGTATACCAGCATTAATTTTCTCAAAGGAAATGGGAAGAAGTCTTCTTACTGATAGGTTTATTTCTATTGACTCACAAGTAGATTTCTTAAATATTCGGCAAGGAATTATTTCAGATAAGGATGAAGCAAAGTTAGTTGAAAGTGTAAAACGAATTAGAGATACGTCCAACATTTTTATTGACTCTAATTATTCTGCTGACTTGCAGTATGTACTGAACACAATAAGACAATATCATTTTTCAGATGGAATAAAGTATGTATATCTTGATTATGTACAGCTAATGGCAGAACGTGACTCTAATTCTACAAATGAAATAGGACAGATTTCTAGAGCGTTGAAGATGATAGCAAACGAATTAGAAATAACGGTGTTTTTATTTTCACAACTAAATCGTTTGGTAGAAATGCGTGATGATAAGAGACCAATCTTGTCAGATTTGAGACAATCTGGTAACTTGGAAGAGGATGCTGATGTAGTTATATTTTTATATCGTGATGAGTATTACTATCCAGAAACAGACTCAAAGGGAAGCTTAGAGAACATCGTAAGAAAAAATAGAAACGGTCCAATTGGTACTGTGTTTCTTAAGTTTATTCCAGAAACAATATCAATTGTAGATGAGAGATAGGAGGAAGAATGAGTACAGAAAAAATTTTAGTAGTGGAGAAGTCAGAGGAATCTGTTAGTAATGGATATAGAAATGAAGTCTATGCTTTAATAGATTCTGAACGAGAACGGCAAAAGGAATTAGGTAAACCAGAAAGAATGGCTTGGGCTAGTTGGTTTATGATTTTAGCAGATTACTTTGGAAGAGTTGGTAATTCTCTTTGGAGGCTAACATTTAATGGTGGTACACATGAAGAAATTCTAGTTCCACTAGTAAAAGTTATGGCTATTGGAGTTGCTTGGATGGAAGACATCGTTCGCTTTGCTGATTATATTAGTTTAGTAGAGGAGGAAGATGGCGAACAAACAGAAGGATAAAGGAACACGTTGGGAAAGAGATGCAGTAGAGTTGTTGAAGGAAGCTTTTCCTACAGGACAGTTTAGAAGGATGGCTGGTTCTGGTGCTATTGGAACTATTATGGAAGAGCCTTTACTTGCCGGAGACTTATCAGCTAGGTTTACATTTTTTCCTAGGGAGTTTAGAATCGAAGCAAAGACTGGGTACGGTGGAGCTACTCAACTAGCTGTAAAGAGAGAATGGTTTATTAAAATAAAAGAAGAAGCCGAAAGAACATATAGTCTTCCAATGCTTATGGGAAAGTTCTCAGGTTCTCGTGGAGACTGTAAATATTTTGTAGCTTTTGATTATGAAACCTTCGTTGTGTTTATGAAAATAGTAGAAGAAATTTCTAAATCAGAAGCAGAACTTACACGGAGATTAGAAGGAAAGGAAAAATGATGGAAACTTGGTGGAAGAATATACTAAAGATTCATTCTAATAGAACGGATACTTCTGAAAGAGTTGTAAATCTTTTAGCAGTGTTTGAGGTTTTACGTCTTTGTGTTTCTGGAGTATCTAATAAAACCATAGCAGATATGCTTTCATTAGATGACTTCTACGTAAGAGAAATACTATTAGAATTTTTAGCGTTCAATGGACTGAAGCATGATCTTCCATTTAGCCCAATAAGGTTATATAAAACTTTGCAAGGAAGGTATACTGATTTTTATACACACATAGAATATACTTTTCCAACTGTAGAAGCATCGCTTTATCCAACGCTTTGGTCACTTTGTGATGTATTTGTTAGTATAGAAAAGGAGTTAGAAAACTATGACGCAAACAATTAGTCTTCCTGATTTTGAGGATATGTATAAAAGATTAGAATCAATTAAGGAAGTAACCGCAGAAAAACTTTTATTAGAGGTACAGATAAAAGAAAGAGAGGGAGATATTGTACTGCTTGTAACTACAGACCCCACCTTTTTTGAGGGTGGAAAGCCACCATCTATGGCTAAGGTTTCTAGTAGCTATATTAGAAATGGAGTTAATGGGGAGCTTACTGAACTAAGAAAACGGTATGCAGAATTATCAGCAGAGTTAGAATATCTAAAGTATCGGTTTGATTTGGATAAGATTGCTATTGACGTTTGGAGAACACAGTCTGCAAATGAGCGAAGAGTTGTGGAGTAATGACCATATTTCTAAGCGCATCTGCGATAAAAGATTTTTTATCTTGTTCTTACAAGTACAAGTATAGACGTTTTGCTAAAGTCAAGTCGGTAGAAACAACAGCAATGCGCATAGGAAGTGCTGTTCACAATGTGCTTGAGCATTGTTGGGATTCTGAATCGGTTGGTACTGGACTATATCTAGATGCGTTAGTTACTGAGTGGAATCTTTCTGCTGTAGAGAAAAAAAGAATACAAGAATGTTTAGATGTTTTCTATAACAAGACTAGTTTTCCTTTTAGCAACTTAGATAAAGTAGAATACAACTTCAAAGTTCCTTACAATAAAGATGTTTTTATTGTTGGAAAGTTTGATAGAGTTTTGGAGGAGAGTGTTGTAATAGATTGGAAAACAGGAAAGCTTCCGATTATTCCTTCAAGAGATATTCAAATGATTGTCTATGATTGGGCGTTTTTTAAACTATATGGACATAGGGCATCAAGTATTATTGACATATCTCTCTTGGATGGAAGATCGGTAAGATACAATAGAGTATTAGAAAATGAAGAGTTACTTATGAAAGTAATAGTGCCACATATTTTAGAAAGAATAGAGAGTGGTTCATATTTTCCAGAAGGTCGCTTTGCATTTGCAAGTACTTGTAAAAACTGTACCTTTCTAGGACACTGTAATCATGAGTTGGATAGTAGAAACAACACTAAGAGATAGATATAAGATTAGAAGTAATCCTGATTTCGAATCAGATGAATACAATAACTTACTCATTATAGAAAGTAAGATTTCTGAGTTAGTTAAATCTGGAAGAATAGATAGCTTTGAGCTAGCACTCTTAGAGTATGTTTCTATAAGTCAAAACTATTCTGCACTAGAGAAAACTTTAGGAATTAATCGTAAGACAATTGAGAGACACTTTAAAAAAATATGTGATAGAATTTCATATGCTCTCGGTGATGTTTTTACAGATGCAGGATATTTAAACTACATGAAGGAGAGTTATAACCTTTCTTCAAAGGAGATAAAAATATTAGAAATGCATATAAACGGAAACTATAGACACTTAGTGAGGTCAAAACCATATGGGAGCTAAAACAACTACTCCAAAATGTATTCATAGGCACACAATAAAGTCACACCCACGATGCTTTGCTGAGGGCAGAGTACTACAAGTAAAGGATGAAGAAATGGAAAAAAGAATAAGACATGAACTAGTACCAACAAAGTATCGAAGAGTCAATGTAACAACTGATGACCCTTGGTACATACATCCAGAAATGAAGTTAGGTTATTTTGATATTGAAACTTCTAATTTTACAGCTAACAATGGACATATGGTTTCTTGGGCAATAAAAGAAAAAGGAAACAGCAATGAGGATGAGATTTTATACGATGAAATTAATCAGAAGGAAGTACTTGCTGGTGACTTTGATTTAAGAATAGTAAAATCTGTTCTTGAAGCTATGCGTAAGTTTACTATTCTTGTAACCTACTATGGAACAGGATTCGATATTCCTTTTGTTCGTACTAGAGCAGAGTTTTGGTTAGCTAAACTAACCATAGAAAAACGTGAAGAACTAGAAAAGAAAAACTACAAAGAGTTAAAAAGATTACTAGAAGCGTATCTACCAGAAGATAGAAGAGTTCCATCAAAACTTAAGAAGGCAGATTTAGTTGAACTACTTCTTGATAGGGATGAAGAACTTCTAAGTTTAGAATTTCCTACACATGGAGAGATTTATCACTTTGATTTATACTATACTGTTAGAAACAAGTTTAAACTTCATCGTAATTCTTTGGCTAATGCTACAGCTTTCTTTGGTATCGAAGGAAAGACACACCTTAAACCAAGAGAGTGGATGTTAGTAAGAATTGCTGACCCTACAATCATGTCAGTAATCAAGGAACATAATGTAGAGGATGTAATCATTCTCGAAAAACTACACGAACGTGTTGGCTCATTTAGAAAATGGACACGGCGTTCTATATAAGGAGAGTTATATGGATAAAGATACTGGAGTGGAGATAGAAGTAACTACTGACGAAGAGTATACAGATGGTCTTCCTAATGGAGATACTGGTGCTATTTATACTACCGCTATGGAGTATAAGTATGATGAAGATCTTAATATGTGGTCTGGTAAACTTACTGCTACTCAATCATTTCGTCCGGAGAATTCAAAAGAATTTGGTGAGGAAATTAAGGTAGAGCTCTTCCTTACGGAAGAGAAATTTTCAGACGTTGTTTCAGAACTTTCTATGGAAATGGAGTTGCTTTTTATGGGTTGTGATGGGGATTTTAGAAACCTTAAAACTACCATTGACGAAGAATCTTTGGTATAATAGTTAATAGTAAGGAGAGAGTCGTGAACAATAAGCAGGTATCAGAAAACAGTAGAGTAAGAGTAAGTAAACTGGCTGGAGTAGACCTACTTGTAGTTGAAAAACTTTCAAAGAGGGATTCATTGTTCTATACAAATGAAAAAGCAATAGCAATTTCTACTGCTAATTTTTCACGACTACTTTTATTTTTAGTAATAAACGAGTATATTAGTCCTAATATTCTTGAGGGAATTTTAGAAGAATACTACTCAAATAATTAGGAGGATTCAATGGAATCTTATGAACAGTTTGAACAGGAGGTTGAAGATTTAGCTAGCGACTTAGAATTTTCAGAAGCTTCCTTAGTAGATAAAAAAAGAACAGAGCTTATTGAAATGTGCAAGAGTCTGGAGTTAGCTTCTTATGGAAGCAAAGCAGAATTAGTAGAACGTCTTGTAAAATATGCTCAAAACCAATTAGGTACTGGTGTGCTTACTGCCAAAAGTAGTTTTGTGGCGGTGGAGATTACTAAAGAGGAGAAGGAAGAACTTGGAAGAGCGGTACGCATCTAAACCAACTGTGATACTAATAAGCGGTAAAGCTGGAGTTGGAAAGACAGAGGCTTCTTTACTTCTATCTTCTATTGTAGATAGTAAAGGGTACATTGACTTTGTTACTTTAAACTTTGCTTATGGTGTAAAACACTCCGCTACCGATTGTTTTTCTTGGGATGGTAAGAAAGATACTAGAGGAAGAATACTTCTTCAACAGGTTGGAAGAATTGGTAGGGATTACTATAAAGATATTTGGGCTAAGCAATTGGCTGAAAAAATTCTTAGTAATCCTTGTGAATATGATTTTATTTTTATAGACGATTGGAGATTTCCAAATGAAGAAATCTTTTTAAAAAAGACTTTGGGAAAAAACTATCTAGTGGTTACACTTCGTATACTAGCTCCAAATCGTGAAATTTTAAAAGGAACAAAAGAATATGATGATATTTCTGAAACTGCACTAAACACATACTCAGATGAAGATTTTGATTTTTGTATTGATAACTCAGGTAATCTTATTGATCTTAAAGAAAAATTAAAACTTGTTATTAAACAAATAGAAAAGAAATTGGAGGCAACAAATGATTGAATCACTTATCACTGTCTCTTCATTAGCTACTTTAGCTTTAGAAGGACTAAAAAATCTGGTTAGACTTATCAAAAAGGATTGGGAGTTTGATTTCTCACCAGCGTTCTATGGAATTACTATTCCAGTAATGCAACTATTAGTACAGCCAGCACTTGTGTGGATGGATGTACTACCTGCTGACCAGCTAACTCTTAGCTTTAAGCTACTTATTACAGTCTTTATCCAGTCGTTGATGTCAGTTGTTATTTATAATACAGGTGTAAAACCATTCAAAACTTATAGAGAAGAACAGGCAATAGTTAACGGGGAATAACCCAAATAGGTATAATAACTCCCCACTATAAAAGGTGGGGAGTACTTTTCTAAGGAGATATTTATGTTGGTACTTACAAGTGAGCAACGGGTAGGCAGTAGATGGATAGGTTATTTGTTAGGAGATTTATTTTCCGGTAAAAAATCAACACCAGAAATAAATCTAAACGATGTTGAAAATCCTGGAACTCTTTATCGTCAGGCAATGAATTCCAATAGAGTTTTTAAAATTCATGGGAATCCTCCATTAGAGGTTGTAAAAATTCTAGGTCCGCAAATTAAACTCTTGGGCATTGTTCGTGACCCTAGAGATAGATTAGTATCTTTATCTTTTCATAAAAGATACCATCTATTTCACGATGGCTTTATTGAAAAGAAACGAGATACAGAGTTAGAAGCACTCCAATATACGGTAATGGAAGACGGTGCTGACAATCAAAATAATTATAAGATGTTAGAGTATATGATTTCATTTCATAGTACCCGTGCTCTAAACAAAACTTCTAACTATGTGTGGACTACGTATGAATGGTTGAAAGAAGATACTTATGGAGAGATTACAAAGATTTTAGATGTTCTTGGATTAGATTATTTTCCAGTAACTATAGAAAAACTTGTAGAGAAATATTCGTTTAGGAATCTAACTGGAAGAAATCCTGGGGAAGAAGATAGAAAGGATACGTTTGCACGTAAAGGTATTGTTGGGGATTGGAAGGAGTGGTTTACTCCAGAAATGTTAGAAAGAACTGAGGAAGTATATAGTAAATACTATGAAAAAATTAACCTCGAACTGGGTAATAGTAACAAAAAATAAGTCTGGTGGTGACTTCTATCCTATACATCAGCTAAGAAAAAAACTTGAAGCTAAGGTTATTACTTATCTAGAACTGTCAAATACCTCTGATATGTATTGGAAGAATAAGGATGTAATCTTTCATTTGGTTTGGGCTAATAACTTCCCAACTCTTTGGAGACCACACTATAATCGTATAGCTAAAAACGCAAACAGTTTTATTTTTGAGTTTGATGCAGATACTCATATGAATAAGTTTGAGTCTTTAGATGTGGCTAGTTGGGGAGACCCATTTTTATTTCACCATGAAATAGTTAGAGTATCATCAAATTTTATTTGGGAACTTCCAAATAGTTTTAACCCTTTCATTGTTGATACTAATAGAATAGAGCTAAATCTCTATGAAAAATCTTTAGTAAGAACAAAGAAAGAAAAAACTATAGATGTGCTAGGATTTGTTGATGTAAATAATTCAAACCTTACATTGACATTAAGAACTTTAGAGGTTCTTTCAAAGAATGGATACAGTGTAAAGTGTATTCGTCTTTCAGACAAGTACTCAATAGCATATAAAAATCTTCCGTTTGAAATTATAAGAAACTCTAAATTTAATTCTAAAGGTCAGAATGTTTTTCATAGCTACTTGGATAAGTCTAAAGTATATCTTGACTTAACTACTAGGATAACAGCTGGTAGAAATTTATATGAGGCTTTGTTTAGTAATTGTATTCCTATTGCTAGTTCAACATATGGTGCAAGTAAGTTAGGGATTAGTATAGATACCTTAAACAATTTAAACCTACAGGATATATATTCTAAATGTGTGGATTCTGTAAAGAATTATGAAGAGCAAGTTAAATTTTTTCAAGATAGAGCAAACGATAGATACAACATAAAGGAGTTACTAGATGGACTTAAACTTTTTACGGGTACTAAAGAATAGTCAACAAGGAAAAAGAGTTCTTATTTTAGGAAACGCAAAATCCCTTTTAGATATTCCCTTAGAGAAAGTATCTATAGATACATTTGCTATGAATAGGATAGCCCCTATTTTCAAGTCTACTTCTTGGAGACCAACTTGGTACATTTGTGGAACACTTCGAATAGGTTGGAATAAATCATATAAAAGTGATTTTTATACCGCAGTTAATCAGAGTATATTTTCGTTTCTTGGTACACGAATCCAACACCTAGTAGAGAAAGAACTAATCTATAGCAATTTTTCTTGGGTAAAATTTTTAGATGTGGCAGATAAAAAGATTGAACCACCTAAGACAGAATACTGGAATCGTGATACTTCACAAGGAGAGGTAAGTATCTATGGACATACTGGATTTGGAGCAATACAGTTAGCTCGCTATCTAGGATATGAAGAGATAATTTTAGGTGGTATGGATATACCCTATGCCGTTCCAGAGTCAAGATTGATAGACACTAATCACTTCTATCCTGAATATGAAACTAAAAACTTAATGCCTGAAGATGAGCAGTATGAAATCTATAATACAAATCTTATTATGTCACACTCCTTTACTTCTGATATGGCAGATATAGAAGGAATAAAAATTTCTAGTTTAGAAACAAATAAAGGATTAACAAAGTACAGGAGAATGAAAATAAATGAGCTTATTTAAACAGAGTTATCAAGTATACAATGATCTAACATTGTTCCCACTAACAGAACCCTATGAATTTGGCAGGGAAAAAATTGTAGAGATAGCAGAAAAGATAAATGGTAGGTCTATCATTGACCCACACAACGCAGGAATTTTAGCACAGTCTGTAGCTAATGCTAAACATGGAGATCACCTTGAAATAGGAACTTTATTTGGTGCATCGGCTATACTTGTAGCTTGTGTTAAAAAGGAGTTTGGTTCTGGTGGAAGTGTCTATACAGTAGACCCACTAGAATATGGTAAGTTAACTTTTACAGATAAACTTACAGGGGTTATGGCTACAAGTGAGATAGTTATAGAGAATGCCGACAAACTTGGAGTAGCTGATAGAATTATTCCTATTACGGAGAAGTCATACCCGTGGCCCTTTGAGTCTGACAAAACTTTTGCGAGTGGTTATATTGATGGAGACCACTGGAATGGTATGCCTATGCGTGATTGGCTAAACATGAAAGAGAAAGTAACTTATACTATCGCTTTCGATGATTATTGTATAGGAAAAACGGAAGTAATTGACGCTGTTAATTTTGCTATACAGGACAGGGACTGGTTGTTAGTACAGCTTAGTGGACTAACAGCAGTACTTAGAAGGAGACACTAATGAATGTTATTACTATACCAGTTAGATTAGAATCAAGTAGGTTTCCAAATAAAGTTATACAGGATATTCATGGTAAGTCTGTAATGCAGTGGATTTGGGAAGCCTGTATACCTGTAGTTGGTGCAGATAATGTATACTTCAATACTCCCAATCCAGAGTTAATAGAATTTGCTCAGACTTTTGGTGCTAAGGCAGTTCTTACAAAGAGATATAACTGTGTGCTAGATCAGTGCTCAGAAGCTATTAGAACAATAACAGAAGAGAACTACCTATATGATACAGTTACAGTTGTTCAGGGTGATGAGCCCATGATAGCTTCTGAAATGATAGCTAAGGGACTTAATGCTTACCTTGATAAGAAGAGAAGTCAACACAATATACAGGGTTCTTGTTTGTATAAAGAAATTTCTTATGAAGAGGCACAAGATATTAATACAGTAAAGTGTGTTATTTCTAAGAACTTTAATGGACTTAAAATATTTACCTACTTTTCAAGAAGTGTAGTTCCTGGGGTATCACCAGAAAAGTATGGTAAGAAAGATGGAACTTTTAATAAGCAGGTTTGTATTT